AGTATATATTAAATGAAGCAGAAGGTTTTCTTAGGTATAATTTCAGCAGTAACTTTAACAATAATAGTAGGTTTTATTGTTTCTTTCGTCTTAACATTAAAAGCTGATAGAGACGCAAGAATGAATACAAAGTTTCCACCATTCAAAAATAAGTGTCCTGATTATTGGGAAGTAGGTGAAGATGAAAATTGCATAAACACTTATGGTGTAGGATTATGTAAAACAAAAGGAGATAAAAAAATGAGTTTTACTGACCCATTATTCTCTGGAAAAAAAGGAGATTATTATAAATGTGCATGGGCAAAACAATGTCAAGTTCCTTGGGAAGGAATAGATAGTTTATGTTAATATTTAATAAAATTGATATAAAAATATGTTTTTAATTATCAAAAAATCATGAATCAACTATGGTTTGAAAAGTATAGACCCAAGTGTCTCAATGAGCTCCTTCTTTCAAGTAGTGACCTTAAGACTGCACGAGAATGGATAAAAAACTTTCGAGAAAAACGTGAGAAAACTCCAGTATGTTTATTCTTATATGGAGAACCTGGAACAGGTAAAACTTCCTTAGCAAAAATACTACTAGAAGAAAATGGGTATGACTGTTGTGAGTTTAATGCAAGTGAAATGCGTAATCAAAAGGGTGTTCGTGAAACATTAGCAGAAATAAATGGCAATCATAATGTATTGGATTTTATGAAATCAAAAAAGAAAGCTATGGGAATAGTTATGGATGAGATAGATGGAATGAATAGTAGTGATAAGGGAGGTCTTACTGAACTTATGTCAGTAATGTTTTCAAAGAAAAATAAGAAGGTTCCAACTGGTTCTCCATTTATATGCATTTCTAATTCTATTGATAAGAAGATTCGGCAGTTGAAAGACAAGAGTGTATCTATTAAGATTGGAAAACCAAATAAAATGTTGATGATAAAATTAATTGAGAGGATATTAAACAACGAGAATATAGAAATAGATTACATTGAAATAGGAAAGATTATAGTTCATTCTCAAGGAGACTATAGAAGATTAGTAAATATTCTTGAATTTCTATTTTACAACAAAAAAACGGAAGAAGAAGTTTTAGAAGTTTGGGAAAATTTAGATAAGCTTCTCGAAAATTTTTCAAAGAAATCAGAAAGTTCAACAGGTTATGATAGTGTTAGTATGTTTTTGAATTCTACTGTCGCTGACAACGATAAGTATTATGATGAATACTATGAGAATCCAAGTCTAGTATCACTTCTTATGTTTGAAAATATACCAAATACTATTGTTAAAAATAGAAAGGGAACTAATCGTGAAAAACTTCGATGTATTCGTGATGTATTTAGACTATATTCTAGTACAGATAAATATGAAAATGCTTTCTATACACTTCAAAAGTGGGACCTTCAAAATTATATTTGTTCAGAAAGAATAGTTCAAGCGGTTAAATATATAAATTCTCTAGAAAAGTATTCAGTTAATCGTGATAGTAGTCTTAATTATTCAAAGATGTTAAATAGAATATCACAAGAACATACACATTACAAAATTGTAGATTTCTATAATATTCATTTCATTAACTATCATACAAAATGTATATATCATAAATTAGCTGAATATATAGTTTATTGTCTCTTGTATAGGTTTGATAATACTATTAACTTCTTAAAAAACAATAAAATTTCGTATGAAGATTTTGAGAAAAAAATATGTAAAAAAGTAAAGGTTTCTGAATATATTGGTAGTGCTATGAGAAAGGAAATCAAGCAAGGTTTAATATTCTAATTTAAAAATCTGTCTAATAATTATATGAATTTGGTTAAAGATATATATCTTGAATTTTTCAAAAACCATAGACGATTTTACTATCTTTTTTTATTGAATATAATAAATACACCATTAAAACAGGTAGGGATTCCACATTATTATGGTAAAATAATAGAATGTTTAAAGCAACCTGATATAAAAGCTGCTACAAAAATGTTATTTGTTCTTTTAATAGTTTGGGTTACCGTTCAAGGCTTAAATGTAGTTCAAAAATGGGCTGAATTACATACTTGGCCTCGTTTTGCTGCATTTGCTGAAGAACAAATGTTAAATAATGTTATTGATAGATACAATACTCATTTTCAAGAGTTAAAAACAGGTGAAATTATAACTAAATTAATAAAACTACCATGGATTTTAGATCATATTCAAGAATATATTCAAGAATTTTTTACGGATAATATTTTGGTAATTGGTTCAAACATATTGTATCTTTCTTATCATTCCAAATATTTAGGAATGGTATATGGTGTTGGTATATTAGCTTTCATAATTATTGGTATTAAGTTTGTAAAAGAATGTGGTAAATTTAAGGCTGAAGCAGAACAAAATTATGATGAGTGTCATAGTAAAGTAGAAGACATATTAACAAATTTAATTAGTGTTTATACTAGCAAACAAACTGAATCAGAAAAAAAAATAGTAAGAAGTGGAAATCAAAAGATTGTATTTGGTCAAATAAGAAGGCAACTATGCAATTTAAAATACAAAATAATTTTTAGTATTATAAATATTTTAATTTTTATTGGATTAAATTTTATAACATTAAAACTTTACACTAACAAACAAATATCATTAGGAGCACTTTCTGCTGTATTCATATTGAATTTTAATATCTTAACTTCACTTCTTATGTTTTACAGAAATGCTAATAATTTTGCATCAATAAGAGGGAATTGGGTATATATAAATAAGTTTTTGAATACATTACCAGATTATCAACCACCTAATTTGAATACAATTAAAAATCCAAATGATGGAATATTTATAGAATTCAAAGATATAAATTATACTATTCCAAATACCGATAAAAAATTATATAAAAATATGAATTTAGTAATACCTGAAAATCAAAGTTTAGTTATAATGGGAACTATTGGAAGTGGAAAATCTACATTTGCTAAATTATTGGTTGGATTACAGACACCAGATAGTGGAGACATACTATTGAATAATATATCAAGTAAAAAGTTGAGTATTGATAGTGTAAGAGAGAATGTGATTTATATTCCACAATCACCAGTTCTTTTTGATAGAACATTATGGGAAAATATAAGTTATGGTTACTCTAATGAAAGGAAATCTGTTACATTAGCAAAAATTTATAAATTACTAGATGAAATGAAAATGAATGATATAAAAGAAATATTTGAAGAAAGAATGGATGAACCAGTAGGTAAAAAGGGAAGTTTCTTATCAGGTGGTCAGAGACAAATTGTTTGGATATTAAGAGCATTACTTGGAAAAGCAAAAGTTATTATTTTAGATGAACCAACAAGTGCTCTTGATAGTAAAAGTAAAGAACAAATACAAAATATGATTCATTATGTAACTAAAAATAGAACATTAATAATTATTACTCATGACTCTGATTTACTTGAAAATATGGATAGATTAATTGTATTCAATGAAGGACAAATAGTAAAAGATAAAAGTTTAAAATAATTAAAATAATCTCTTTTTACTTTTTATATTTTTTCTACCTTCTCTAAAAACTTTTTTAGAATGTCGTGTTTTTAATGCACCACCAGTAGCAGTAGCTGCTCTATTAATGAAATTACATGGTCCTGGATTCTCATTACTAAAAACTAAAATATGTTCATATTTCCATCCAAGTTGTGTTATAGCAAAAATATCATGTTTGAGTCTATTTACAAGAATTTCGTTTGCTAAAGGATTTGGATATTTTGTTAAAGTTCCCCTCATATTTTTAACTAAACCCCTTCTATCAATTTCAGCTTCTCCTATAGAATCTATTTTGTACCAAGTTTCTCCTCTATGTAACCATGCTACCCAGTGAGCAACACCTATTCTTTCAATTAATCCTACTAGTTGTTTTGCATTACCATCATCATTTTTAAAAGTATCTGGTAAATATTCTCCAAATTTTTGAGAAATTTCTGTTATATCATTTATATTTTCAACTTTTATAAAATCTGTCCATTCAATAGCATAAAAATAAGGATTTAAATCTATACTATCATTAATTGTGTTAATAATATCTGTTGCTAACATCATTTCACCAGGTCTTCTTTCACCTGAACCTCTAGCACAACTAGTAGGATTTACCAGACAGTCTAGTTTATCGATTTGGAGTAAATTATTTATTGCATGAAGACCACATTGTGTGTTGTGTTGACATATAGGTATAAAAACACCATCAACTACTTCTGGGTTATTACTTTGAATATCATCTCTCTTAGTTCTAACATTAAACCTAAATTTTGTTACTAAGTCTTTTTCTGTAACTATAGTTCTTTCAGCTTCAATCATTCTGTGATATCTTTCCATCATAGGTTCAAACTCTGCTTCTAATCGTCTTTCTTCTTCAAGCGCAGCTCTTGCACGTCTTTTTGCTAGTATTTCTTGTGTAAAAAGGTGATAATGTTCTTCTAAAATTTCTACACGTGTATATTGTCTCTCTCCGATTATTAAATTATCACCTTCTATATGTCCATTTATATCTTGTAAAAAATCATTAATTACTTTTAATCTTTCAGCTTTATATTCAATTCTATCATTATAATCTCTAGCTATTTCACGTCTCTTATCTTCGGGACAATATGGATCATTTTCAGTGTTATTATTAAGATACAAATATAGCATTGCTTGTTTTATAGTATTTAATGATTCAAAAGGAAGTAAATCTTCTGGTCCTGTAGGAGGTAATGGTGGTGGTGTTTGAGGTCTTGTAGCAGGTCGTGGAGGTCGAGGTGGTCTAGTTGTTGATTTTGGTTCTGTCCCTTCCCCTTTCACTTTCCCTTTCCCTTTAGGACTAGTTGTTGGTTCTGGTTCTGGTTCTGGTTCTGGTTCTGGTTCCGGTTCTGGTGGTAGTGGTCTTCTTTCAGGAAGAGGTGGAGGTCTAGGTCTAAAAGGAAAAGCATATACTGTTGAATGTATTCTTCTAAGTATTGTATCTACAAAAGGAACATCTGTATTATTTCTTTGTATTTCAAGAGCAGTTCCTTCTAAAATATATCTATGTGCTTGGAGAAATATGGGAAAGTTTTTACTTTTTTTTATTTCTGTTGCAATACTGTTAAACTTTTCATCATTAAAAATTGCATTTATTAGAACATTAAAATCTAAATCTTCAAAACTAATATCAGTTGTATTTGTCGTGTCTAATTTTATATATTTATTTTTACCTAATTTTAATTCTCCAAGAATTTTATTGTAAAACTTTTGGTCTAATAAATCAATCATACCCAATAACTGTCTTTTTTCAGTCAAACTTGAAAATGATGATTCTGAAAATTTATATCCTAAAACTAATAATGTTTTTATCATAGAATAGTTTATTTTTGTTGTTAAAATATCATATAACTCTGGGATTTTATTTATTGAATCTCTATAAATTATTTGAGGAATAGCATCAGATTGTGGAAAACCTGTTTCTTCATTAGTAGGTTCAGGTACAGGTTTAGATTCAGGTTCAGGTTTTTTAAAAGAACCAATTTTTTCTTTATGAATCTTAGATGCTAAACTAGGAATTCTATCTCGTTGCGATCTATAAAAGTCATTGTCTAAAAACATATCTGCTCTTTTCACTTCTGTCTTTTTAACTAAAAATCTAATATCCCTCTCTAAATCTTGAAGTGTATAATATTTAGACGCCTCTAATTCAATATAATAGTAATCAGAATCAATATTTGAAACATCAACTAATTCTATACCGAATGTTTTAAACAAATAAAATATAAGTTTTTTAGTATCATAATTAACTAAATAAATTAATAAATCCCTTCTTAAATCAGCCGATAATTCTCTTAATTTTTCTATAATTTTTGATGAACTATTTTCTTTAAAAAAAAGAATTAATTTTTTCAATTCATCAAGATTATCAGTAGATATCTCTTTTATTTTTTGTATTTTATTAAAGAATGATGATTTAGGTGCGTCACTATTTTTTTTGAAATCTCCAAATGGAATAATTTTACCTTCATTTACTAATTGAGATATGAGTGAGAATATCTCATTTTCTGATATGTAGTAGGATAGGTCGAATAATTCAGAGGTATAATCTGGATTAAGAACATTGTTAAAGTATATGTTATACCATTTTAACATTAGAGCTAATCTCATATCTCTGGTTGCAATCTTAGACTGTACTTGCGCACGTGATGGTATAACTCCTTCACAAAAATGACTAAAATACTTAATTTTAATAGCTTCTACTATTTCAAGTTCCATTTTTGCGTATTCATTTTCAATTTCAATAAGTAAATCATCATTATAACTGTAAATATTTTCAGTGACTTCTTTTGGCATATAGTGTCCTATAAAACAATTTTCAAAATCAGTAATATTCACAAGGGGGTCTATAGAGTTTTTTAAATAATCTCTAATATATTCTTTATTTACCTCCGCCAATTTAGCTTCATTTTTTTCAAAATTTAACCTCATAAATATATTGTTAAGAACATATCCAAATAGTTCATAATTTTCAATCTCTATTACATTAGTTAAAAAAGAAGATTTATTAAAAGTAGATGACAGTTTGTAATATTTATCTAAAAAAGAATCTGGATAAAATACATTCATTAGATAATTTGTTTTTCCTTCTTTGGAGTTTGGTCTAAATCCTACATAATACTTTGA